CCAGATAAACCAATCACAGGTGGCACACAAGAAGGTATACCAACCATCAAAACAAAATTTGATGAGGAGCTAGATGAATTTAATTTATCAAAAGATGATCCGATGGGTGATTTAGAAAAAATTGTAAAAGGTGAGGGAGATACAGGTTTACCAAAAAAAATTATGACAACTAGAGGTTTGGGAGATTTATTTCCTAGACAGATTAAAAAAGCTGTTGAAAAAGCTAAAAAATCTAAAGATGAATTTAATCTATCAAAAGATGACCCGATGGGTGATCTTGAGAAAATCGTAAAGGGTGAAGGTGAGACGGGTCTTCCTAAAAAAGAAATCCCAAGAGATGTTAAAGAAACTTTTGAAGAAGAGTTAGGTGTCAAACTTTATGGTGATGAAACTTTTGATGAATTAATGATTATTAAAAACACTGGCAAACATCCAAGAGATATGGCAGACGGTGGTATCATAGGTACAGCAAAAAATATAATTGGTTCAGGATTAGATAAAGGATCTGATATAGGCAGATTTATTTTAAGTGCAGCATCTGGAATACCAGGTCTAGGTTTTGTTGTTGGTGGATTACAAAATTTACAGCAAAAAACATTTTCTAATTTACCAATCGGTGATCAATTATTTATAACCGAACAAGGAGATTTAACTGATGGTAATAAAGATAAATATGGCTACAACATTAGATCTGGGTTTGGTAATTATGCTAATCTAGTTGCAAAAAGAGCAAAGATTGCTGAGGACAGAAGACAAAAAGGTTTACAACAAAGAGCCATTGATGAATATTATACAAATCTAGAAAAAGAAAGAAGAGCCGCAGAGGCAGAGGCACAAAGACGTGCTGAAATTTTAACATCGCAAATGGCCACAGCCAATAGAGCAGCAGGCACAGGTGGTTATCAATCAAGCTTTGGAGGAGACTCTGGATTTATGAGTGGTAGTGGTACAGCTGCAGAGATGGGTTCTTTCGCTGATGGTGGTCTTGCAACAATGTTTGTGGAGAAAAGATAATGGTAAAAATTAATCCAAACTCTTTAGAAGCTTTAAAAAAAATAAATGAAGCTGGAGCGATAAGAGTAACTGATAAAGTAGAATTATTTAAAGAACTTGTTAAAGCAGGTAATACACCAAACGAGGCTAAAAAAATAGTCATACAAAGATTTAATTTACAGAGAGGTAAAGCTACCGGAACACCAAAATGGATGACTAGAGGTAAGAAAGAATTAATAGCAGAGGGTTTTAATTACAAAGATAGTCCAAGAGGTCCAGAGGCTTCAGGGGAAAACGTACAAGAAAAAGCTCAAAAAAAAAGAAAACAAGTTATAGGCAAAGGATCAGCTTTTGAAGAAAGAATTAAAAAAGAAAAAACAAAAACTGGTTTTGGTAAAAAATTTGAAACTGCTCATACTGCAAATATTTTTCAAGCTAAAAAATTAGGAATAAATTATCCGGTGGATGCTTTGGCTGTTCAGGCAACTAAAGTTAATCAAGAAGTGGCAGAAATATTAAATGAAGAATTAGAGCCTTTATACAAAAAACAATTAGAACTTCGTAATAAATTAAAAAAAAATAATACTTTTGCATTAAGAAAAGAATTAGATGATATTAATTTTAAAATATCTGAAACAGTTGCGACAGGTGGTAAACAAGGAAGTAAAGCTGCAAATGTTTTAAAACCTATTATTGTAGATCCAAAAACTTTAGATGGAAAAATTTTAGACTTAGGTTTTAAAACAACTGATGAGGTCATGAGTATTCCAGGTGCAACTACAAAAGGCACTAAAGCTGGCACTATTGAAGATTTAATGGCAAGAATGAATATACAGGAACAAGTTTTAAAAAAAGCTAAAGATGTAAAAATACCAGAAAAATCTCAAACAAGGGAGATGTTTAAAACAGCATTTAAAAAAGTTCCTAAGAAAGGTAAAGTTGGTTTAGCAGCTGCAGCCATTACAGGAGTCGCTGGAAAAGGAATTGCAGATGAACTACCAATTGAATACAACGATGAGATCGGCGCATTTGTCGATCCTAAAACCGATGATAAAGTTTCACAAGCAACGTTACTTGACTGGGCGGCAAATAATCCAATACCCACGGCTGCTGTAGCGTCAGCACCTTTACTAAGTAAGACAGTTAGAAAAGGCACAGGTAAATTATTATCTGGATTGTTATCTGCACTTGGAACTTCCGCAGCGGGTCTAACATTTGCAGGTCTGACTGTAAAAGGTAATTTAGATGAAGGAAAAAATATTGTTGATGCAACAGTTGATCCCATGGTTGGATTAGAATTATTATATCCAGAAGCTGTAAAAAGATTTGGTGGAAAAGGCTTACAAAATGCTTTGGGTAGAGCTCTATCTTTAGGTAGAGTAGGTACAATGATGACACCGGTTGGTTTAGGAATTGGTGCTTTAGGTTTAGGTAAAATGGGTATAGAAGCTTTAATTGATGAGAGGGAAAGAATTAAAAACATGACTCCAGAAGAATTAGAAATATTCAGAGCGGAGCAAGAGGAACAGATGGGAATGTCGGCATAATGGATAGAAGAACTTTTATGAAATTGTTAGGTGGTTTAGCATCAATGCCTATTGTTGGTAGAATTGCAAAACCTCTTAAATCAGAAACTGTGCAAGAAGGTATCGCTGCTGTAGGTAACAAAGGCATGGAACTTTATGAAATGGTCATAGCTAAAGTTATGAAAGAAGGAAAAAAAATTAGTGAGTCTAATAGAGTTGAAAGTTATAAACATCCTGACAGACCTGACATCACGGTTGATGTAGATCAGACAACAGGCAGTGCAGAAATATATTTTGATACGGACAAAGGTTCAAAAGGATTTGCCGAAATTAGAAGAGATCCAGAAGCACCTGGTTCTGATGAATTAATTGAAGCTGAAGAAACTTATAAATTTTTTGGAGATGGAGATGATTACGTAAAAGATGTAGAAGAAGGAGACATTAGAGGTGGTATTGAAAATCTACGAAAGTTTACTAAAAAAGCTGATGGCGGAGAGGTTAATTTGACAATAGTTAGAATGCCTGATATCAGTGAGTCAGGTGTTGAATCATTATTTAAAAGAAGGTAAAATAACAAATGGCCACGATAGATAAACCATTACCGAATACAAAAACGACCGTCGAAGTTCCAGGAGAAGTGGAAATCGAAGAAGCAATCAAAGAAAATGTAGAAGAGATTCAAGAAAAAGGTGGACCTGTTGAAATAGAAATGACAGAAGAAGGAGGCGCAGAAGTTTCCTTTGATCCAAAAGTTGCATCTGTTGAGGGCGGTCAAGATCATTTTGAAAATTTAGCAGAATTTTTAGGCGAAGAAATTTTAGATCCATTAGGATCAAAACTTGTAGAACAATACAACGAATACAAAGAATCACGTGGTGATTGGGAACAATCATACAAAGAGGGTTTAGAACTTTTAGGTTTTAAATACGAGAGAAGAACAGAACCGTTTAGAGGTGCATCAGGTGTTAATCACCCTGTACTAGCTGAAGCGGTAACACAATTTCAAGCGCAAGCTTACAAAGAATTGCTACCTTCAGATGGACCAGTACGAACTCAAATTATGGGTACTATTGATGTTCCAAAAGAAGAACAAGCAAAACGGGTAAAAGATTTCATGAATTATCAGATCATGGATCAAATGAAGGAATACGAGCCAGAGTTTGATCAAATGCTTTTTTACCTCCCTCTTTCCGGATCTACCTTTAAGAAAGTCTACTATGACGATCTTTTAGGTAGGGCGGTATCAAAATTTGTACCGGCTGAAGATTTAGTCGTACCTTATTCTGCAAATTCTTTAGACGACGCAGAAGCAGTAGTGCATGTAATAAAAATTTCTGAAAACGAATTAAGAAAACAACAGGTGTCTGGTTTTTACAGAGACATAGAATTAGGACAACCTCCTGTAACAACAAATCAATTAGAGGATAAAAAATTAGAGCTAGAAGGAATTTCTAAAGATGGCCAAGAAGATCAATACACTTTGTATGAAATACATACCAATTTAGACTTAGATGGTTACGAGGACTTAGGAGAAGACGGAGAACCCACTGGGATTAAATTACCATATGTAATTACAATTGCAGAATCTAATAATAAAATTTTATCTATTAGAAGAAACTATAAACCAACTGATCCATTAAAGAAAAAAATAAACTACTTCGTGCAGTTTAAATTTTTACCTGGCACAGGTTTTTATGGCTTTGGTTTAATTCACATGATTGGTGGTTTAACTAGAACAGCCACAGCTGCATTAAGACAATTACTTGATGCAGGTACTTTGGCTAATCTACCTGCAGGTTTTAAATCTAGAGGTATAAGAGTTAGAGATGATGCACAACCTTTGCAACCTGGTGAGTTTAGAGATGTCGATGCTCCTGGTGGAAACATCAGAGATCAGTTTATGCCTTTACCTTTTAAAGGACCTGATGCAACTTTACTTCAGTTGATGGGTATTGTTGTTAGTGCAGGTCAAAGATTTGCAAGTATTGCAGACTCACAAGTCGGTGATATGAACCAAGCTGCTGCAGTTGGTACAACTGTTGCATTATTAGAGCGTGGTTCACGTGTTATGTCAGCTATTCACAAAAGGTTATATGTAGGACTTAAACAAGAATTTAAATTATTAGCAGAAGTATTTAAAACATATTTACCACCGGTGTATCCTTACGATGTACCAGGTGCAAAACGAGAGATTAAAGTACAAGACTTTGATGACAGAGTAGATATCCTACCTGTTGCTGATCCAAATATATTCTCACAGACTCAGAGAATTAGTTTAGCACAAAGTCAATTACAACTAGCGCAGTCAAATCCTCAAATTCATAATCTATATCAAGCATATAGATCTATGTATGACGCGTTAGGTGTAAAAAATGTCAATGCAATACTCCCTCCACCGGCACAACCAATGCCGATGGACCCTGCATTAGAACATATTATGGCTATGTCAGGAAAACCTATTCAGGCTTTTCCTGGCCAAGACCATAAAGCACACATTGATGCGCATTTACATTTTATGGGATTAAATATGGTACAAAATAATCCACCAGTTTTAGCAGTTTTACAAAAAAATATTTTAGAACACATAAGTTTAATGGCACAAGAGCAAGTTCAACTAGAATTTGTGGAAGAATTACAAGAATTACAAATGATTCAACAACAAATGCAAGCAATGGGAGCTCAAAATCCTGCAATGATGGCTGGAATGATGCAAAATCCAATGATGATGCAACAACAAAAACGTGTTGCTGAGATAACAAACGCAATCGAGTCAAGAAAAGCGATTTTAATTGCAGAAATGACTAAAGATTATGTTGCAGAAGAAGAAAAAATTACCGGTGAGTTTGGCGGAGACCCACTTGTTAAGTTAAAAGCTAGAGAAATTGACTTAAAAGCAAGAGATAATGCTAGAAAAGAGCAAGAAGGACAAGAAAGATTAGATCTTGATAAGATGAGAGCGATGATGAACCAAGAAAATCAACAAGCTAAGCTTCAACAAAACGAAGAATTAGCTGGATTACGTGCTGGAGTGTCTTTAGCTAAACAACAAATGTCTGATGCAAGTAAAATTCACGATTTCGGTAGAAACTTTAAGAAAAAATAGATATAAATTTAATTAAGGAGAAAACTATGGTTAAAAACGGAAAAAATGGTCGAGACAACGTAAAAGTTGTGCCTGAACTTGGTGCTAACGCAAAAGGCGAGCAACAAGGTGGGATTCCAGTTGAGATGACTGACCCATTTAAGTCACAGACAGTTGATGTCAAGGGTACAAAGCGTATGCGACCAGATAAGAAACCTGTAAAAGCAACTTGGTACTAAATCATGTGGTTATCGGCAATTAAATTAGCCGTCTCTGCAGGAAGTAAAATTTATGCTAACAAGCAGAAGACGAAAATGGCTATGTCAGAGGCGCAGCTTATGCACGCAACTAAAATGGCCCAAGGTCAGGAAGCTTATCAGGGTAAATTGCTAGAAGCCCGACAATCAGATTGGAAGGACGAGGCAGTTTTATTAATTCTCAGCGC